ATTTTTTATTAATCCGTTGGACTCCAACTTTATTTTACTTGACTTAATTACTTTCTCAAACGCGTATTCATTAACTTCGCGAATTAAATAAGTTTGGCTATTTTGCGCAAAGTATATTCGCTCTTCTTCAGCTAAAAAACATTGCGTACATATTAAATGAATATCGCTGTTTATTCGCGACGTTAAATCTTGATAGCTATCAACATCTTTTACTATTTCACTTAGCGGCGGAGGATTAATAAACCTTTTAAATTGGTAATCTATTATGTTTTGATTTGCTTGTATTTGCGGATAATTATTATATGGTATACTATTTCTTGGATTACTATATAATACGTCTTTTATTGTAAATAACTCTTGTAATGGTCTTAATGTGAAATTAATCACTAATTCGCTATATTGTAAACAAACTAATGGAAATGCCATTATTGAAGACATTGTAAACCATGAATTTATTGGTATATATAAAGTATATTCACGAATTGAGGGTTCTATTCCGCTTATATCAGACGCACTGTCTTTGTATACGCTTGGATAATTATTATTTCTATTATTAAAATTTGCCGGATCGTTTAACTCATCAATATGCCCAGTCATAATATCAAATAGCCCTTTCTTGTGCGCATCATAATCACGCTCTACAATGTTTTGTAAGTAATGCCCGCTAAATTTTTGAATTATTGAACCGTTTATAGTTATATTGACGCTTTCAATAATTTGACATCCAATATGCTTTATCCACTTAAACTCATATGGCCTGTATTCGTTAACACTAGAAGTAATACCAGAACTAGACGTAGACGTAGTAGTATATTTCAATATTGGACTATATATTTTCGGCAATTTTACAACTAAATAAGTATCCATTAATAAATCGCCGTAACGCTGTATTTTAAAACTATAGCTAGAGCTTTTAGTTATATCTAATTCCATTTGCCCTGTTTGGTCTATTCTAAATTTTTGTAATCCAAAATTAGTATACTTATAATATGCGGATTTAAAAAAGGTATTGGTAGGATTGCCTGTCAAAATAATATTTTGGTTTCCTAATGCTATTAAATTTAATAATCCTCCTGCCATATTATAATATATTATATTAATTAATATAATATATTATATTTATTTATGTTATAATCTCTATTTTTAAATTAAAATTTAACATAAATTTTATATAATATATTATATAATATATTATATAAAATAATATAATATGTCTTCTCGATTAATGGATTTAGATAGTAATCAATATTTTTATATAACATTAGTAATAATTATATTTATATTACTAATTCTATTTAGCTGGGTTGCAAATAGACTGGGTTTAAAAGATAGATCATGCGATAAATTAGCAAGATATTGGCCAACATTAACAAATACTTCCTATTTTAGATCACAAACAGAGTTAAAACCCGACGCTAGAGATTTATTTGATGGATCTTCTTGCAAATTAATAAATTATCATGTCAAAAGCGCTTATAATTGTTGCTGCGGAGATGGCTACAAAAACAATTTTGTAGCTTTATGTGCTTTAGAAAAAGCTATTGCTAATGGTTGCCGATTTTTAGATTTTGAGATATATTCATATAATAATGACCCTATTGTTGCCTCGTCAACCGCTGAAAATAATTATATTAAAGAAACTTATAATTCGCTTTTATTAGAAGAAGTACTAATTACAATTAAAGAAAAAGGTTTTAATCCATTATCAACTAATTGCGCAAACGACCCCTTAATATTAAATTTTAGAGTTATGAGCACAAATGTGCCTATGCTTAAGACTATGGGAGACTTAATTAAAAGACATTTGCATAGCTCTAATCAGTCATTCACATGTTCCACTAAAAAAGATATGAACCTTTTAAATACTAATATGAAAGACTTATATCAAAAATTAATTATTATATGTGACTTTAATCCGCAACCTAGCATCATTACATCAACAGCCGATTTACAGAACTTGAATAGCTATATTAACTTAAAAGCAAAAGGAACATATTGTCATACATATAGGTATAATCAAATTGTTTCCAAAAAAGGTTCCGCGCAATTTATAGCAACCACAAAGTCTAAATTTGTAATAGTATTGCCTAATTTAGATAATTCAATAATAAACTTTGACACTACATTATCGTTTGATACCGGATGTCAGGCAATATGTATGAAACATCAAAATATAGATAATAACATACTTGGATATAATGGATTGTTTAGATTACAAAAAAACTTTTGTTGGATTAAAAAGAAGAGCGCTTTATTAAATGTTGATGTGCCAGAACCAATAGTATATGACGCAACTCTTGATTATAATAATGTTTCGATCTTTGATCAATAAAGTTTCGTTATTTGATCAATAATGTCTACATTATATTATACTATTGTTATTATATTGTTTTGTTATATATTATTATTTACAATAATTATAAATGTTGTAAATATACATTTTTATATTTGTTTATATTAAAGTATAAACAAATATATGGCAGAAACATTTGAAGAAAAAGAATTACAAATATTGAGAGATGCTGTGGATAATGCAACATCGCTTAGCGGTATTAAACTTGCCCAATCGGAAACTATTAAAAAAATAATAGGCATATTAGAACATTTCTTAAGGACACACAAAACACTGTGTTATGGGGGGACAGCTATAAATAATATATTGCCAGAACAATATAGATTTTATAATAAAGATATTGAAATACCGGATTATGACTTTTTTTCGCCATATGCCATGGACTATTCGAGAGATTTAGCAAATATTTATTATAAAGCTGGCTACGAAGAAGTTGAAGCAAAGTCAGGTGTTCATAGTGGCACATATAAAGTGTATGTGAATTTTATTCCTATTGCGGACATCACATACATGGACAACAATCTATTTAATAATATATACAAAAAGGCTATTAAAATTAATGCCATTAATTATTGCCCTCCTAATTTTTTGCGAATGGCTATGTATCAAGAGCTTTCACGGCCAATGGGTGACGTGTCGCGATGGGAAAAAGTTCTAAAACGTATTATATTGTTAAATAATAATTTTCCTCTTCGCGGGCTATCTTGTAAGCATAAAGACTTTCAAAGACGATTTGAGGGAAATAACAACGAACAAAACCAAATTTATGAGATCTCTAGAAGCTGTTTTATAAATCAAGGGTTGGTTTTCTTTGGTGGTTATGCAAGTGCGCTATATAGTAAATATATGCCATATAAAGAAAAGAAACAAGCTGCAAATATTCCGGATTTTGATGTTATTAGTGAGGACCCCGAAACAAGTGCTAAAATATTAAAAGAGCAATTGAATTATGAGGGTTTTACAAATGTAAGCATTAATAAAAAGCCGCCTATTGGCGAATATATAGACATTCATTATGAAATTGTTGTAAATAAGGATGTAATAGCTTTTATTTATAAATCAACTGCATGCCATAGCTATAATATAATAGTTATTGATGGACAAAAAATAAAAGTGGCTACAATAGACACAATATTGAGCTTTTACTTAATATTTATTTATGCTAATAGGCCATATTATGATGAAAATAGATTACTATGCATTGCCGAATATTTATTCAAAGTCCAACTTAACAATCGTCTGCAGCAAAAAGGTTTATTGAAACGGTTTAGTGTTACATGTTATGGTAAGCAACAAACATTAGAAGACATGAGAGAAGAAAAATCAAAAATATATTCGCAAGTTAAAGACAATACAATCTCTCGTAGTTCAAAATTATATACTACTAATTTTTTTAGATATATACCAAAAGATGTTTTTAGTTCTTCAAACACTTCAATTTCAAATAGCGACAATTTTACTAAAAGCATACGCTTAACGAAATCTAAAGCAAAAGATGAAACCAAAACTAAAGCGAAAAGGAAAACTATAGCAAAAAATGAAACTAAAGCAAAAAGGAAAACTAAAAGCAAAAATAAAAGCGAAACTAAAACTAAAAGAAAGAAACAGTCTAATAAACGCAGTAATAAATTTATAGCCAGACCTAGAAACTACTTTTACATAAATTAAAAATGTATTTGTAGACTCTCCTTTTTCAAAGATTGTATTCATGATTTTTTAGGATTTTATAAATTAAAAATGTATTTGTAGACTCTCCTTTTTAAAGATTGTATTCATGATTTTTAACCATTTTATATTTTATAAATTAAAAATGTGTTTGTA